GTCTCTGGTAACGCATGGGTCTATGGTGACGCTGAGGTCTCTGGTAACGCTGAGGTCTCAAAACTAAATGACTACATCGTTTTTAAAAACAACTGGTCTAGCGGAAGATATTTCACTTACACAAGGTCTAATAAGATGTGGCGCGTCGGCTGTTTCTACGGCACTGGTGAAGAATTAATTAAAAGAGCTTATCAAGACAGCAAAGATAGCGGCAAGCATTACGAAGCTTACGTAAATTTAGTTAAAACACTAGAACAAGAGGAGTAATCATGAAAGAAAACAATAAAAACATCGTATTTTACAGCGCTGAAAAGAATGGCTTTCTTACGAGCTATAAAGACAAAGGGAACATAGCGTTTACAGCGACTTTTGATCCCCGACTTTGGGAAGCGCTACAGCTACCATTCGAACCATACGAAAAACAAAAAACCGAACTTGATAAACTTGCCGAAGTGATGAGTTGCGAAGTGCTTATCGTAGAAGCTGAATATAACGTAACTAAACTTGACGGCTCGGACTTTGAACGCACGGAGCGTGAAGAATCCATGGAGGATAGGATTGGAGCACTCCTAAACTTATTGACGAACTAACAGAACATGAAGTGGTGGGAGGGCAGGCATTAAACATGGAACAAGAAACATACGAGGTCGAAAGCCGTTGGCGGAACAAGTACATTAATTTAGGTCGAGAGTTGGGGGAGATTATCAATAGTCAGCAAGACAGAATTTTGTCGCTAGCTCAAGAAAACACCAAGCTCAAAAGAGAGCTTTGGCACCTAAAAAAGTCAAAGGGCAGAAAATGGCTCTAAAATCGCTTGTAACCGCCCTGAATTATCTAGTGGCACAATTACACTAGATAAACGGTAAAACGGCAAATAACCCCCAAAATTTGAGAATTAGGGGTATCTAAAAAGGACATGACATGGAAGAAATGACATTTACAGAGTTGCAGCAAAAAATGCAACTCGAAAAAAAGAAAGAAGGGACTGCCAAGTACGCTTCAAGGCACGTCGAGGACATTTACGACGCTTTTAAAAGCTTGAAATCAAACTGGAGCATTGTCGTCAACTACGACCTAGTCGAATTTTCTGGGAAAGCTTTTATCAAGGCTATTGCAACGGCATCTAACCGAGAGGAAAAAGAGCAAGCAGTAGCGTTCGCAGAACTATCCCCCGTACCGATTTTGAAAACCCGCAACGGTGATTTAAAACAAATGAATGAACCGCAATGGGTAGGAGCAGTACAATCATACGCCGGCAAGTACGCCTTGCAAGCACTATTTGCAATTGGTGAGGAAGATGTGGACCATTTTGAAGTGGCAGAGGAGAGCTTGAGACCAAACCAACCCCACAACCCTCAACCGCATCAAAACCAACAACCGCAACAAGCACGCTACGAGTCAAGAAACAATCAACAACCTAACTTCATCAGCAACGAGCAACACGACCTAATCATGCAGCAAATCAATGAGCTAGCTCTAATTACTGGTCAAGCAACCGAAACAGTAGCTAATTACTACTTGAAGAAGTACAAGCTCAACGATTTCCATGAATTGCTTGTGGCAGGTTTCAACGTGGTAAGCAACGACATCCAAACACAAATCAACAACCGAAAGGGATAGAACATGAAGGACGTAACGAACAATTTTCTTGAAACAATCGAACCAGTTTATACACCGGGGCAGATTAACTTTGATTTTGAAAAATTCGATGCAGCTATTCAAGCAGCAGTTAGCGAGCTATCAGACGAGCAACTGGACAGCTTGGAATACAACGATATCAAGAAAGAAATCACCCGTTATAAAGGGCTTGATGACAAACTAGACGCTAAACGCAAAGAGATTTCAAAAATCTACAAGAACCCACTCACAGAGTTTGAGGGCAATTTGAAAAAATCACGCAAGCCATTGCAGGAACTTGTTGACAAGTTGCGTGCAAAACGTGATGAAATCGACAATCACCAAGCAATGCTACGAGCTGACCACGTTAGAGCGGTATTTGAAGAAAAGTGTAAACTTGCCGGATTGGACAAGGACACGTTCAAGGATAAGTACGACGGCTATTCTTTGAAGAAGTATTTCAAAGACAAGAAGATGGAGCTCAAGAAGGAGACTATCGAAGAAATCGACGCTCTTGTATTGGCTGAGTATGACCGACTGGAAGAACACAAGGCTAACGTGGGCATGATTGAGGAACAAGCCCTTGATTATGAGTTGCCAGTCGAGCCTTACACTAGAGCGTTACAGAATGACACACCTCTAGTTGAAATCTTGAAACAAATGAAAAAGGACCGTGATGCGGCCGTAGAGCGTAAGCAGCAAGCAGAAGCCAAAGCGAAAGCAGAAGCGGCACGCCTAGCAGAAATTGAAGCAATGGCCCAACAATCAGCGAACGAGGAAATTAAGGCAGTAAACGCTGAAACTGGTGAGGTTATCGAAGACACTAAACCAGTCGAGGGAGTGCCTAGCAAGCCCGTTGAACCTTACAAGGTCAATCTTGCTCTTACGTTCCACGGTGGAGAGAATCAGTGGCATCAATTCGCTAAATTGCTTGACGATAACTTTGTAAACTATGAAATTCTAGGAGAAAATCAATGATCAATTCGACTGTGCTAGTTGGGCGCCTTACCCGTGACCCCGAACTAAAATACACAACCAGTAACATCGCAGTAGCTACATTCAGCCTAGCTGTTAACCGCAACTTCAAAGATGCTAACGGCGAACGTGAAACAGACTTTATCAATTGCGTTATCTGGCGCCAGCAAGCTGAAAATTTGGCTAATTGGGCTAAAAAAGGCGCTTTGATTGGAATTACTGGACGCATTCAGACTCGTAGCTATGAGAATCAGCAAGGTCAAAGGGTGTATGTGACTGAGGTAGTCGCTGAGAACTTCCAAATGTTAGAAAGCCGTGCGGCGCGTGAAGGTGGCAATGCAAATCAAGGCAACACGTCGGGAGCGTTTGGCAATGATAACGGTGGCTATGCTGGGCCTTACGGTCAACAAGCACCGCAACAGCAAGGGCCAAACTTTGCGAGAGATAATGGCCCATACGGGAACGCAAACCCTATGGATATCAGTGATTCGGACCTACCCTTCTAAGGTGTCGCTATGAGAATGATTTTAAATATTGAACCGAAACCTCAAACAAGGCCACGATTTAGCAAGTTTGGAACTTATGAAGACCCGAAAATGAAGGCATGGCGTCGTCAGTGCTCGCAACTTATTGAGCAAGAGTACGACGGACAATTCTTCGACGGCCCGATTATGGTTGATGTTACCTTTTACATGAAAGCACCGCTGAGCGTATCAAAAAAGCCCACGCCAAAAGCTAGAGCTAAAACGTGGGACGCATTCAAGGAATTCATGTCTGAAACGCTTTGGCATATCAGAATCCCAGATATTGACAATCTGGTCAAATCGCTATTCGATAGCATCTCAAAAGCTGGGTACAACAAAGTTGACAAGAAGGGCATCGTCTGGACGGATGACAGTATTGTGTGCGATTTGAGAGCTCGTAAGAAGTACAGTCCTAACCCACGCATTGAGTTTGAAATCAAGGAGCTCGAATGAATAGCAAATATAAAGATAAGTTGGTTGGTGTGTATGCACCGGGCAACTATGGGCATACAAGCGTATTAGATCAGACACAAGCATTCTCAAGATGGTTTTGGTCTAATCGCAAGGATATGGAACTTATCAGCATCAAGTTAGGTATCGACATTAAGAAGCTCAATCGCATTCTTGCGTTGGAACAGCTACCAGATGAAGACTTATTAAGGAAGATGGTTGAGCTATGCAATGGTTAAGGCAGTTTATAGCGAAGAATCCGGCAAAGGTTTTCAGAGAAGGACCGGAACCGATAACTATGGGAATTAAGGAGCATGAAATGAGTTGGGCAGTATCAGTATTCGAGAATGGCAAGCTATACCAACGTATTCAATACAAGGATAAGAACAAGGCACTGAACGAGTTTCACCGTCAAGGTGCAAAATACGGCGGTAGTAAGTGCCATGAAGTTGAATTGAAGGAGATTAGCAATGGCTAAATTTATTAGAGTTACAAACATCGCGCAAGGAATTGATATGGACACGATTTTAAATGTCGATGATATCGGGCATATCTCTATTGGACCTAACATAATCTTTGTGAAAACACCGTTCGCAGACGGGACAAATCGGATTCATGTGAGAACCGAAACGATTGAGCAGTTAGAAAAGATTTTGTTAGAAGGAGAAAGCAATGGATAGACAAGAAGCAGTACAAACGCTATCGAAGGTAGGGAAGATTTCTGTATCGTACGCAGAAAACCTATATGATTCTTTCTTCCCTAAACCAGTGGTGCCGCAATGCGTTGCAAAATGGTATGAGGCGAATAAACAAAATCTTGACTTAAATTTGTGCAGTTTTGTATTCGACCTTGCCATGGATTCAACGGATTACTATCAGGAAGAACTTAAAGAGTGGGTGAATAGAAATAAAAAAACGTTTATTACCACCCTCGTCAACATGCACCAATTTGGGTATGAGGTAGAGAAAAAGACTAGATATACGGTTGAGGTTAAAGGGTTTCTTGATGCTAATCGCTATTTGAACCACGGAGAGGATGGAGAATTCTTCTTTGCAGACCCAGAAGAAACGGGAGGTTATCGGATTAAGCACACCCGCAAAGAGCTTGAAGCGAACGGTTTCGGCTGGGTATTCGATTGCGAGGGCGTGGAAGTTAAGGAGGTGACGGATGAATAATCTAATCAATAAAATTAACCAATGGGCTATTAGCCACGGGCTAGACAAGGGCAATCCTAAAATCGAATGGATGAAGGTGACTGAGGAAGTGGGCGAGATTAGAGATGTGTTTCTAAAACCTCACGATTTCGCTGACCCAGAATGGTCGCTGAAAGACGCGATAGGCGACTCTATCGTAACGCTGATAGTTTTATGCTTGCAATTAGGCTACGACGTCGAGGAATGCCTAACAATCGCTTACAACGACATAAAGGATAGAAAGGGAGTAATGATTGATGACAACTTTGTCAAAACCAAAAAGAGAGAATCAGCTAACAACAGCAACGATTCTGCTAGTGGTGTCGCTAGCAATTAACGTGACTACTGTTCTACGAGTGGTTAACAGACCTATCGAGACAGTGGTTATCCACAAGGCAGATAATGCAGTGGAATTACACGGTAAGGTTACTGGAAAATCTATGGTCG